ACTTTGTGGGGGATTAAAAGCAGAGATTGATGCAATAACAGCTTTTAAGGCTGATGCAGCGGACGGAACAGTAGTAAAGTAATTTATTTAATAAGGAGGTATCCTAATGGATAAGCCTAAAGTAACGAGTATCAAAGGAGAGGTTAAGTCAGAAACAGAAAAGGTACAGGACTATTACAAGAAGTATCAAGCATTGTGTGAAGAATACAAGCTACAAATAGTTGTATCGCCTGCTTTCAAGTCGATGGCAGACACAGGCACATTCAATGTAATTTTACAAACGAGTATTGGGAAAATAGCTAAGGATTGAAAAAAGGAACAAATAGGGTTAGTATTACAAGTATATAGGACTTTAGAGGAAAACCCTCATAGCCCGCAAGAAAGCCGAAAGGCGAGTACGGCGGGTTTTTTTGTGCCTAAAAATTTAGTTTATTACGGAAAGGGGTGAATACATAATGGCAGATACACTTAATTTATACGCAGAAAGTGGAAGGAATATTATAGGCGACGATTCGTCTCCAACTTTAAACCTTGAAAACACTTCAAGCGGTGAGGTTTTGAAACTTCAAAACGCAGGTGGAACAGGTGTACAACTAAGCACAGTTTCAGCACCAACGACCTCAGTTTTTATACAGGGCGGAGCGGGAGGAGTTAATGTTCAAACCGTAGGAACGGCAATAACAGCCCAGAGTACGGCGACTTTAACGCCAACAGCTATCTTTGGACACACTGTTTTAGCAGGAGCGACAATCGCACCTATTAGGGTTATAGCTTCAACGGCTTCAGCAGCTTTCTTTGACTTTAGGGGTGCAGTTATATCTACAGCGTCAGTTAGCATGACAGCGGCAACGTCGGCTGGATATATAAAGGTTTGGATTAATGGAGAAGGTGGAGCAAATGTCGGATATATTCCGATTCTCAAGGGAGTTGTTTAGTTAGATTAGAAGTTTAATATGGCAAATGTTAATGATTTACAAAAGAAGATGGCAAGTTTACTTGACCAAACGTCAACAGTACCTACAGCAGGTGGTGATGCTTGGAATTTGAGACTTGAATACTTAAATATTGCACAAAGGGACTGGGTTGAAAGTTACGGTTGGCCGACTTTATATAAAGAGATAAACACTTTAACAAGTCAATCAACGGGACTTGTCACAATAAGTATGCCGTCTGATTTTCGTAAAATAGATGGGTTCTTAACAATTGCGACCTCTAATAATACCGTCCACGAGTACCCACAAATATTGCCCGAAGAAAGATCACAATATCTTTCAACAGATAGATATTTCTATTTATTGGGTGATCCGAGTGGGTATTCAATGGTAGTAAATCCTGGTATTCATGGTTCAGGTGTTTCTGTTGCGTACAGTTACTGGTCAAACGGAGCCACTTTAGCGAGTCCAGCAGACCAAACGATGTGTCCTGACCCTAATTTTTTAATGTATCAGGCTTCATATTATTATTGGGCGGCGATAGATGACGGAAGGTTTCAAGTAGCCAAATTCGAGGCAGAAAAAATACTTGTAAGGATGTTGGAGTATGAAACGGTTAGAGGGGTTTCGTATTCTGATCGAATAAAGACTCAAGAAGAATTAAAAGGGTTTCGTATAGGGAGGAATTAGTATGCCATTACCAACAGCAGGCGGACGGACGAATTACAAGCCCGCCAAAGACAAGACAGTTAGATGGGACACGTTTCGTCGAGGTTTGAATACTTTGTTGCGTGAGACCGAATTAAGAGCGGACGAGTTAACACAGGCAGACAATTTAATGCTTGTAGGGTCTGGAGTACCTACTAAAAGGTGGGGTTCGTCAAATTACTTTTTAGCAGGAGCTACAGGCACAGTTAGAGGATTGAGTGGTTATTATAACGGCGCAACAAACGAGTTACTTGCTTTGACTGATTGGGGATTTTTAACCAAGAAAAGCGGAACAAGTTACACAATGATTACGGGGGGGAGCTGGGTATCAGGATATGACGCCCGTATGGCACAGTTAAATAACAACGTATACATAGTAAACGGCACTGATTTGTTTAAAAAATACACAGGGTCAACGATTACTACGTTTACCGCGTTATCTGTTCCGACAGGATTGGCCGCAACTAATTTATCTGGGGTATCTGGCACGTTTACATATAGCTGGAGAGTATCAGCAGAAAATACAGTAGGTGAAACACTGGCAAGCAACGCAATAACACTGGGAAATTTACCACAAGACATGACGACGACTTCGGTATTAGTTTCATGGACGACAGCAAGTCCTGCGTCGGGTGTAAAAGGATATGTTGTGTATGGACGAGAAAGAGGGTTGGAAACATTTTTGGGCAGAACAGATTCGTCATCGTTAAAATTTACTGATGACGGGACAGCTGTTCCTGCGACATTAGCACAACCACCAACAGCAGATTCTACATCGGGACCGATCGCTAAATACATTCTCAAAAACGACAACAGATTGATATTAGCGGGGGTAAGTGGACAAGCTTCAAGAGTAATGTTCACCGGTAAAAGTCAAAACGCCGAGAAATTTCATTGGTCACAAGGTGGAGGATACATTGATATAGACGTTGATTCAGGGGACACGATAACCAATTTAGATGTTTTTCAGAACAAGGTAATTGTTTATAAAGAAAAAAGTATTTGGCAACTAACGATTGGGAGTGTAGCTATCGGAAATTATACAGTAGCGTTACCAGTCGCCGAATTAATTACAGCGTCACACGGATGTATTTCGGGCAAAACAGTTGCTCCAGTAGAAAATGATTCATTCTTTTTAACACGTAACGGGATTTATGTTTTAGGATACGAGCCAAATATTTTAAATGTTTTGCGAACAAACGAGATAAGTGCAAAGATAAGACCATTTTTTGAGTCGTTGACTTATTCTGATTTACAAAGTGCTAGTGCATCGTATATCGACAAAAAATACATTCTTTCGTTTCCTACTGTTAAGAAAACGATTATTTATGACAGAGAGCGAACGGCATGGATGGGACCATGGATCACACCGTTTGGTATCAATGGCTGGTACAAATATTACGATTCAGCAGGTGCAGAGAAATGGTTAGCTGCGGATACGTCAGATACGTATACCACAGAATTTTCAACATCATTCAAAGATGATAAGGGGGCTGCGTTTACCACGATTTTACGCAGTAAAAAAGAAGATTTTCAAGACTGGTCGTCGTTTAAAACAATCAAGGACATTTTCTTAAACTTGAAAAGTGTAAAAGGTGATATAACAGTTAATTTAAAAATCGAAGAAAGAGACGGAAGTGTAACAACGGCGTCAAGTTTCACAATCACATCAGCGTCATCAAACGCGGGGTGGGGTTCAAGTCAGTGGGGAGATTCGCAGTGGGGAGATTCAGAAGAGCATGGCTCGGCGGTAGATGTTAACGATTTAGTGAGGCAAGTTCTTCTGAACAAAACCGCAAGAAGTTTCCAAATAGAGATAAAAACTTCAGCAGGTAATGATAATTACGAGTTACTAGGGGCAATAATTAATGCTCGGCCCCAGAGCAAAGGAGCCACTCCGAGGAGTTGGCGAGTATAAGGAGATAAAATATGGCAAATTTTTACAAAGCCCCGACATCAAACTATTGGTCGTCGACAACAAATGGGGCGGTCGACGCAGCGGTGCAGACGATTACATTAACGTCTACAGTGGGCTTACAAGCCCCTGGGGTGATTGTTATAGATAGAGAGGACGGTAACCGCACAGCAACGCCGAACTCACGGGAGATCGTGTCTTACACGGGCATATCTGGTAATGATTTAACAGGATGTACGAGAGGTGCGGAGAGCTCAACAGCTAGAAGTCATGGTACAGGTGCGTTAGTTGAGGCGGTGTTTACTGTAACTCAATGGAACGATTTAAGGGATGCAGTAGCGGCAAGTTTAACAACTAATGGTACAGGAATAGCGTTAAGTGGAACAGCGAGTATAGCCCAAATAAATGGTACAGGAATAGCGTTAAGTGGAACAGCGAGTATAGCCCAAATAAAACTTGGTACAGGGGGAATAAATCTTAATGCTCCCGAAGGTTTCCTCATCAACGGCAAAATAGTGCCTTCTGTAACCTCAAATAATTTAACAGTCGCAATAAAAGGCATGGACGGTAACGATCCATCAGCGACAAATCCTGTATATGTAAGAATTGGAGATACAGTCCGAAGTATTACAGCCGCATTATCGGTGACAAAGAATGCAGCGACAAACTGGTGTAACTCTGGGGGAGCAGAGCTGGCGACGAAAGAAATAGATTATTTTGTGTATTTAGGATATAACGCCACGGATGGTGTTGTGCTAGGCTTTTCCCGTATCCCTTATGGAACTTTGTATAGCAGTTTTTCAGCAACAACGACAGCAGAAACCTATTGTGCTATTTCAACTATTTCAACTGCAGCGGCGGGGGATAATTACGTCAACATTGGGCGTTTTGCAGGCACACTATCAGCAGGTGCAGGGTATACATGGAGTGTACCTACATTTACATCAGCTAATCTAATTCAAAGACCAATCTATGAAACAAGACTATTAAGCTGGGTGCCAGTAATTACGGCAGGGGCTGGTACACCAACAACGGTTACCAAAACAGCAAACCAGTACAAAATTACTGGTAGTAAACTAGAGTTTTATGCTGATAATGCAGTCGCCGATAAGGGGACAGCTTCCTCTACATTTTTGGCAACATTGCCGTTCACGACAGTCAATGTCGGTATGGTGTCTTTTTCCGCCAGGGAAACATATAGAACAGGACAGCTTATTGGGC